TTTGATGTGCATTTGCTATATCTTTTTTAGTAACTTTGTTAATGTTTTGAATACCTAACCAACGCATTGTTTTGTCTAGCGTTGCATCTCTTCCTTTTTCTTGAGATAAAGTTACAAACTGGTTGATACGTTCTTCTAATTCTGTAATGTCATTATCGTTAGCGCTTGGAACTTCCTCACCGTTATATATATAAAGACCTAGCCCATGTAATGCTGCAGCTTTAACGAAACAACGTTTTTGAGCTTTATTAATATCGAACGTTGTCGCGCTACCCTTTGCTAAAGATTTGTTTCTAAAATCCAACACCGGAAGCCACTCTGTTTCAGTTTGTCCTTTTACAGTTACTGACACTTGTACGAAATAACCCTCTGGAGTAGCTAAATAAGGTACAAAATAGTTGTCTAGTGGTACATCAGGGTGTACAAATTCGTGTGTTTTAATGCTATAGTTGCTGTCTATCTTTTTTAATTCTTGATGAGCGTATGACCATGCTAGGTAGGTTAATCCATTTTTCTTTTCTACATGGTCGTTAACATCTTTTTGATTTAATTGATTAAATAATGTCTCTTCAGTCATACTCAACCTCCTCATATTCAGTTGTTTCAGTTACTTTCTTTTTAATCGCTCTGTGCTTAGTCATGTCGATACTCACATCTTCTAGTCCTGCAAATTCTCTTGCTCTCCGTCTATCTCTTGAATAAGAAGTATCTTCTTCGTTGTTAGGTTTATTAGTTATATACAAGTCAAAAGGAGCGTCTTTCAATTTAATTAGGTATGTCACTGTTTCTTTCAATCCCAATCACTCCTTTGTGCAGCATGTCGATTGTTCTTTCCATGACTTTGATTGTTTCACTTTGTGTTTTGCACGATTCTATAACTATCCTGAAATCTTTTATAAGTTCGAAATATCTATCGCGCATATCTTCGTAACATTCATTTAAAAAGTCGTAGTCACTTTGCAAGAAATCTAAATCTATTTGGCTTTTGATTAGTTGAGAGTATTCTTCTCTAGTCAACTTGACTGTGATTACCTCTTGCATTTTCTCTCCTCCACTTGTATATTTAAGTTGTATATATTGTTTAGTGTTTGACTGTTAGGCGTTGGCGCGTCTTTCAGTCTTTTTTGTTATCTCAAGCCACTTTTCCCAGAAGAATGTGCTAAAGATAAGCGTTAGCATTGCAATTCCTAATACTGTTGTGAAACCACCTCCTAAAAGTAATGTGATGATCATTGCGATAAACATAGTCATGTAGCTAAGTAAGTACTTCATTTGTTGCTATCTCCTTTCGTTAACCTATTTGGAACACCAATCTCTATCATGTAATCAAACCAAAATTGCACCATTTCATCTGTCATTTTCCAACCTCCTTTAGATTGTTCATTCATCTTCTTCATCGAATTCGATAATTGGTTTAGGCGCTATACCTATCTCTATATCGATTGCGTCATAATTTAATTCTTCGATAGCTTCTTCAATTTCATTTACTGCACTTTTAATTTTTGATGCTTCAGGTACTCCGTATTGTATTTTTAAACTTTTCATTTCATTCGCTCCTTTAAAAAGTTAATTCTTTTTTAGACCCACTACTTCCCAATCGTCTGCTATTAATTCTTCTGCCATTGGTTGCCACATTGGATAGAAGGCTTTCTTTCTTGGTTTTACGACAATGTATCCGTAACTGTTTGTGGGCAAAAGTTCTAAGTTTTCACCAGGCTTTCTTAAAGCGTCAAATTCAGATTTACGATAAATCGACTTCCCATTTTCCATTGCAATTTTTGTCGCTTCTTGAATATTCATTTCGGCGCCTCCTTTAAGTTGTTTGTTCGAATGTGGGTTATTCTTCTGCTAATCCTGGAATATTCCAACTTGCTTTATCTATTGCTAAACAAATGTTTGGTTTACAATAATTTGAACTCTAATCCACCAATTAAGACATATAAGTTTTTATTAATTTGTGGAAAGCGTTCAATCAAGTGTTCATAATTATCTACTAACTCATTAGATTCAAATATTGGTCGTCTATTACGTTCTTCGTCGTAGTAGTAATAGATGAATTCTTTATCTTGTTCTTGCATTTATTAGTCCTCCTTTAATTTGCTTGTTCGATTGTTGGAGGTGGCTCAGAACCACCTCGTGTGGTATAATTAACTTGTTATTTAAATGTGTAAATCCATGATGTCTAATTTATTTTCTTGTCGACGCCCTTTGTTATAAATGTCTGTCACTACGAATGGCAGACATTCTGGTTTCGACTCGAATCCACCTCGTTTTTTATTAACTTCTAAAATAAATCCTTCGTATCCCATTTTTTGTAATTTCTTAACCAAATTATTTAAATCTACTTTGTTTAGATATACTTTCAAAAATTTTGAAAACCCTTTTAAAATAAAACCTTGAAAATTTCTCGTTTCTTCACCAAAAGAATCTTTAATTATTTCTAAAATCAAACCTAAATGATTTGCACCGTTCTTTTTGTATATAGTTTCTAATGCGCCATACGCCTTGATATAACCTTTTGAGGAAGCATTTTTTTCATAATCAACATTTAATCCAACACTTCTCACTGTTTCATCTATGGCAACAGCTACTGGCTCTTTGAATCGAAGTCTAGATTTTGCTTTAGAATTCGCATTTTTTGATGGTCTATCATTAACGCCGTAATACATTTCAGCTTCTTCTTCGACAGATAAATTTTCGTGTACGGTTGCTTCTATGAATAAGATGTTTAATTCTTTTAGTGCTTCAACTCTGTGTTGGCCATCAATAATATAAAGTGAACCGTCTTTTCTTTTACTTACTACAATTGTGTGAAGTTTCTTAGGGTCGAAATTCTTAACTATCTTTTTAACTTGTCTTTCTTTTACAGGTGATTGATAACTCATATCTGTTTGTAATCTGTGTACTGGTAATTGTTGGTTATACATTTATAAAATCTCCTTTTTCTATAATTTTGTTTAATGCTTTAGAAGCTTTAACAACTTTCGATAATTCTTCAGTGTCTCTTGATTTTAAGAAGTTTAAAGTCAATTCCAAATCTTCGATATTATCTACTGCATAAAGTAAGTTGGAACAAACATTGACTATGTTCGCAGCAGCAGCTTCGGACAAAGCTAAGTTCGTTTCTACTTCGCTCATGGCTTCAACTTCTGCGTTCATTCGTTCTCTTCGATCAATAACTTGTGTTTGAGGTTTTTCTTTGACAGGTGTTTCCACTTTATCCACCTCTTTCACTTTTTCTTTAGCGCGTAGTTCATCATGCGCTTTTCGAATACTTTTCTTACCTTCGTCAACTTCTTTGATAGTTTCTTCATCGGCATTTTCATAGATGTATTTGGCTCTTTTATATGTGCTACCACTACCAAAACCGGAAGCCTTACCTACAATGTCTCTAGTGGTTCCCTTCCGTTGTGGTCCCTGGACCATAACGGCGTCTTTGTTTTGTTTCAACTTTGATCTTTTTCTGTCTTTAGCTTTCTTTGCTTCAATTCGTTCTAGTTGTTTTGCATAGTCCATTTTTTCTGAGTAAGTAAATTCTTTACGTTCCTCGTTCTCGCTGATTTCAATCTTTAATTGATGTTCTTGATCTTCTACTGACATCACTCTTACTTCTATTTGCTTGTAATTAAGTTTTTTCATGGCTTCTAATCTTCGTTCACCAGCTATTAATTCATAATCTGGTGTAACGACTGGCGGGTTAATTAATCCTCTGTCTTGAATATCATCTGCAAGTGAAGCTATATCTCCGTAATCTTTTCTGATACGTTTACCAACCGTTACTTTATTGATATCTATTAGCAATTCATACACTCCTTTCTGCTATACTCCTTGTTAAAGGAGGTAGTTTTATGAAAAACGTTTACGCTTTTTTACTTGGCGAATGGGTAAATCTATCTGAATCAAATGATGTTGTAATTGATAACGCATATACAGATGCAAACCTCTGGTATAAAGAACAAATCGATAGCTTGTTCAATTTCAACTACATCAACATTAAAATTGGCAACGTGAATTACCGAATTCACCCTAGTTTCATTCAAGTTTTAACTAAGTGATTTTCTAATTGTTTTACAGCTATGACTGTCGAGCTCAACCTTGGCGGTCTTATGGCTGTAAGCTCTGTTAACTTCTTGCACTAATCTATCCCATTCATATTTAGGAGTGCCGTCTATTATTTTTAGAATTTCATCTAGTTTTTCTTCTTCCATTCTGTTTCACCTCCTTAATTTGTTTGTCGTTCTTTTTTGGGAACATCATGAGTAAAAAAAATATCTAAATTATTTGTTTCGTAGCCTAATATTTTAGCCATTTTAATAAACTCATTCGCTCCAATATCTACAATACCGTTTTCTCTTTTAGCGTATGGAGTTCTTGTTTTCCACCCCATTTTTTGCGCCATCTCATCTTGCGTTATTCCACAAGCTATTCTTTCTGCTCTCAATCTTTTTAAGTTAAGTACCATGTTGTCACCTCCGTTCGTTCTCGTTTGAGAACTGTATATAACTTAACATGTGCCGTTCCCGTTAGTCAACACTTTTTACTTATAAAAATTCAAAAAAGTTTTTTCTACCTATATATTGTATTCGTTTGAGAACGATGATATAATCTAATTGTTCACATTAAAGAACGAAATATTTATTCAGGAGATACTTAAAATGAGAAATAATGATGAAATAATCACAATAATTAAATCAGCTATGAAAGAACAAAACATGTCACTTAGTGAATTGGCTCGTCGTGTTGGAGTTGCTAAATCTGCTGTATCACGTTATTTAAACTTAACTAGAGAATTTCCGTTAAATCGTACAGAAGATTTTGCAAAAGCACTTAGTATCAGTACAGAATACTTACTTGGTTTTGACAAAAGTGAGCAACAAGATGAACAACCAAAACATCGTGCAGCACATCTTGAAGGTGAATTAACAGATGAAGAATGGCAACGTGTGCTAGATTATGCAGATTATATAAGAAGTAAACGCAAATAAAGGGTGTTTTATGTGGGGAAATATGAGGATATGTTAATTGAACATGACTATATTGAAGTCATCGAATGTGATAAATTACCTAATGACTTATATGGTTTATGGCTTGGGGATATGATTTTAATTAATCGTAATCTACCTATCACTTCCAAACTTGAAACACTTGCAGAGGAGCTTGCTCATAATGAACTTACATACGGAAATATAGCTAATCAGAATAATTTTAATCATAGAAAATTTGAAGGTTATGCACGTAAATTAGCCTATGAAAAATTAGTCCCTCTTAAAGATATTGTAAAAGCATTCTTGCAAGACATTCATAACTTATATGAACTTGCTAATTTTTTTGAAGTTACAGAAGGTTTTGTCCTACAAAGTATTGAACATTATAAACAAAAACATGGATATTCCACTCGGTATGGTAAATACGTTATTCAATTTGAGCCACTGCGAGTGTTTGAATATAAGGATATAGAATAAGAGATAGAAATTAATATGTTAAAGAATATTGATTTTGAAAACGTATATAAGTTAAGTACTATTAAGATGTAGATTAAATAAAGAAAGTTAAAAAAGCAATTGAGGAGGTCATTGGATTTTGAAACCAAATGAAAAATCTGGAATAGATGAATATATGAATGACGAAATTAAATCATTAGGAGTTAAGTATTATCGAGAATACAGCGGTAACATAGAAGTACAGGATGCTTTGAAATCTGCTAGCAAACGCCTTAATGGCTATGTTGGCAAACCAGATTTCACTTTTTTTAGTAGAGAATTCTTTGTTGTTATCGAAGATAAAAACGACATAAATTTACACATCTATTCCGAAGATGACACGATTATTTTAGACGATGAAAATATTGTACCTAAATACGCTGTTAATGGTGCTATACACTACGCTAAACATATTATCAACAATACCGATATAGTAAGCAAAGCTTTTGCTATTGGCGCTTCCGGTAATGGACATTCAAATAAAATTAGCATTTATTTTGTAGATGAAAATAATTATAAATTTATTTCTGATATAAACAATCTCAACGATCTTAAAGAGGATAACATCGAAGAATTTTACCGTGTTTCAGTTCTAGGAGAGCTTCCAAAAGAAGAAAGAGAATTAAAGGAAGTTAATAAAATAGCTGCTGATCTACATGAAGATTTGAGAAACTATGGGTCGCTCGAAGGAGAAAAGAAAGCATCTGTAGTATCTGCAATTTTATTGGCTTTAGAAAATGAAGATGTAATTTTTAATGTTAATAAATTACAAGGATTACAAGGTGAAGGTGTAAAAGACGGTGAAATTTTATTCGATGCTATCGATAAATATTTGAGAAACAAAAGTTTAATGCCTCACGCTAAAATTGGTGAACTAAAAGACAATTTTACTTTTATTCAAAATGACTTAACTTTAAATAGAGTAAGAGACGATTTAGGGATGACACCTTTAAAATATTTCACTATCAAGTTGAATGAGAAATTAAAGAAAAACATTAAACACTCTGATATGGATATTTTAGGTAACTTCTACGGTGAGTTTGTAAAATATGGTGGTAGTGATGGAAATTCTTTAGGTATCGTATTAACACCAAGACACATTACAAATTTAATGTGCGAATTAATAGATATTAACGAAAATGATTATGTGCTAGACCCGTGTTGTGGTTCTGGTGGGTTTTTAATTGCTGCAATGAATAAGATGTTAAATCAAACAACAGATGAAAGCAAACAAGCTCAAATCAAACAAAAGCAACTACATGGAATTGAATTGCAACAAAAACTATTTACTATCGCAACTACAAATATGATTTTACGAGGAGATGGTAAAAGTAATTTAAAACGAGATGATATATTCCATGTTGGAAAAGATTTTTATACAGATAAGATTACAAAAGCATTAATTAATCCGCCTTATTCTCAAGCAAAAACTAAAAATTTAAGCCACCTGTCAGAAATTAGTTTTATTAATGAAACATTATCTTTAATGAAATCTGGTGCTAAATTGGCTGCCATTGTTCCACAAAGTACAATGATAGGAAAAACTAAGAATGATAAAAATTATAAGCGAGAAATACTAGATAATAACTCATTAGAAACTGTAATCACACTTAATAAAGATACCTTTTATGGAGTGGGAGTAAATCCGTGTATTGCGGTTTTTACTGCAGGTATTCCACAGGATGATAAGAAACGTGTTAACTTTGTTAACTTTTCTGATGATGGATATGTCGTACGTAAACATGTTGGGCTAGTTGGAGACGGTACAGAGAAATCTAAAAAAGAGTATCTTTTAAATGTTCTCAATGACTATGAAGACGCTGACACTAATTTTTTAGTTAAAGCCCCTATTACGTGGGAGGACGAGTGGTTGCATAGTTTCTTCTATTACAATGAAGAAATCCCTACAGATGAAGATTTTGAAAAGACAATCGCTGATTACTTATCCTTTGAATTTGATATGAAATTACATGGCCGGGGGTATTTGTTCGATGACGAAACTGACTGATAAAAAATGGAAGGTTTTTGATTTTTTAGAAGTATTTAATATAGTAGATGGTTATTATAATAAAAAACCACCAATAAATTTAGAAATTAATTCTAATAACATACCTTTTCTAGCAGCAACTAAAAACAATAACGGCTTAACAGGCTTTATTAACAAATCAATAGTTAGAAAATATGATAAAGTAGGTAATATTAGTAATAAGGATTCAAATAGAAGATTTTTTAATGGTAAATGTCTTGCAATTACTAATAACGGTTCTGTAGGTAATGTATATTACCAAGATACTGAATTTACGTGTAGTCATGACATAACTGTATTATACTTAAAAAATTCTGAAATAAATAAATTTATAGCCCTATTTTTAATTCCATTGTTAAAGAAAACTGGTTCTAAATACGCGTATGCTAACAAATGGAGACCAAAAAGAATGAGGAAAAGCAAAGTTCTTTTACCAGTAGATGATCAATGTAATCCTGACTATGACTTCATGGAACAATATGTCAAAGAAAAATATTTCACTTTAAAATCACAAATTAAAGACAAACAAAAGCATGAAATCACTGACTGGCGAGAGTTAAATGAAGTTGAGTGGGATAATTTCAAATTAGGTGACATAGCTTATGTTAATGGTGGAAAAGATTTACCTAAGTATAATAGAAAAGCAGGAAACACACCTTTTATAGGTTCCAGTGCGCTAAATAATGGTATTACTGACTTTATAGATATTAAACTTTCCAATACAAAAGTGGCAAAACAATGTATTGGAATTAATAGAAATGGTTCAGTTGGTTACAGTTTTTACCATCCATATTACGCATATTATTCCGGAGATACAAGATTTATAAAAACGATACTTAAAAATAAATATGCCAACTTATTTTTAAGTGAAATTATAAAAAGTCAAAGAGGCAAATATGCTTATGGTTATAAAATGGGTACTCAAAGGATAAAAAAACAAATTATTAAATTGCCAATCTCTAACAATCAACCAGACTACAAATTCATGGAACAATACATGAAACGAAAAGAGAATGAGGTTTTAGATAGAATTTAAGGGGTAGTCCACCTACCCTTATTATTTTTTTACTTTTTTGAGGAGGAAATGAAATGTCAGTAAGAAAACAACCGAATGGCAAATGGTATTACGACTTTGGATATGAAGGCAAACGTTATAAAAAGAAAGGTTTTAAGACAAAACGTGAAGCTACAGAAGCTGAATCTATAGCTAAAAACAAAGTGATGAGAGGTTTAATTATCAACAACAAGACATCATTCATTAAATACTATAACGATTGGATAAAAGTTAACAAAGAAAATGTGGTGTCTGAAAAGTCATACGCAACATTTAACAATGCTATTAACCAATTTAAGTTATTTTTAG